CGATGGGGTTGGTGATCTTCTCCACCACCGCCACCCGGTCAAAGCTCGACGGAGTGAAAACCGATACCCCCTTGATCCAATCCCCGTTATTCGCCGGGGTCGGGTCATTGGTAACGCGCACAACCTGCCCTTCCGTATAGAGTCCTGCGGCGGCGTCCATAAGAGCCCGGGTGGGGTAGCCCATACCGGTCGCGGCAGCAGCACCAGCGTTGGCGGCAGTCACGTCAAGGCCGGTCTGAACCCGGTCGGCGGCGGTCTGTACGCGGTCGGCAGCGGTAGCGACGGCTGATGCTTCGGCGGAAATCTGCGCGGCAATGGCCGCGTCAGTGTCGGAAAAATGCTGATCCAGCAGCCAAATCCCGCCCGCCCCGTAAATGGCATTCTCTATGTGCAGATCCACCGTCGTCTCGGCGAAATAGACGGCCAGTTGTTTTTCGGCGCCGAGGGTGATCGGGTTGTCGCGGGAAACGAGGTAATCCCGATCCGAGAAGAGCGCGATTTTGTCGCCCTCATCATGCGCCGATCCTGCGGAGTAGAAGGTCAGGACGGCCCCGGCAGGGGGGGTGTATTCTTTGATGAGGTCAAAACGAGCCATGGGATACTCCTAGTTGTACCGCGCCGCCAACCGGCGCAGCTCGGGATAGACCTGCCGGGCGATCTCGCGGGCGGTGGCCGGGGTTTCGTTGCCGCCCTGGACGTTGACGGTGATGCCGCCGTTGACCTGGATCGACTGCCCGCCGAAATTCCCCTGCCGGTTCTGCTCGGCAGGGATAATTCGCTCGCCCTGGTGGATCAGCGCCAGGCCGGTGCGCGGCACATAGGGGGTGCCCGTGGCAAACTGCGGAATATCGGCCATGGCCGGGGCCGTCGGAGCGCCGATGCCATTGGCCGCAGCGAGCAGCTGATCGGCGCCCTGCGCCTTGAAAATGATGTTGATCTTTTTGTTGTTCATGCGGTCGAGAACCTCTTCGAGGGCGACCATCTGCGTCTCGAAGGCCGAAACCTTGTCCTGTGCCGCAATCATCTGCTCGGCAAAAGTTTCGGCCGCCAGGGTGCGCTTCTGGTCCTCTTCGTCGAAGAGGGCGTTGATGCGCTTCTGGATCTCTTCTTTGTTCATCTGGTGGTTGTATGAGGTCTGAAAGGCGGAGACGATCTCGACCTCGCCGTCCATGACCGCCTTGTTGTACCCGGCGGACTTGTCGATGAGATCGGCGTAGGCCTGGGCCTTTTCTTCGGCGGACTGCCCGAAGGCGCTGGCGATCGACGCCTCGGCGCGCTTGATCTCGTCCTGCTGATCGAGGTAGGTGTTGAGGCCGTCCTTTTCGCCGGCACCGGCGGCCAGATCGGCGGCGTTGCGGGCGGCAAGTTGTCCGCGTACGGCCGCGCGGGCATCGATGAGGCTGTCCATCGAGGCGACGGCGGCGGCGTAGGCGCTGGTGGTGTCGCGGAGATGATCGGTTTCGAGCTTGAGCCGGGCGGCGATGGCCTTCTTTTCGACGGCGATGATCTTTTCGTTGTGGTCGATGATCTCCTTGAGGCGCTTGTCGCGGGCGGCGGCTTCGACCTTGGCCGCTTCGTCCTTGGCCTTGGCGGCATCTTCGGCAGCCTTGCGGGCGGCGGCTTCGATCTTGCGGGCGGCCAACGCGCGCCCCTCGGGGGTGACGGAGGCGTCGAAGTTGCTATCGGGCAGGTTCTCCATCTCTTTTTTCAGGAGGGCCGCACCGCCGAGAGCGCTGGCCCCCCACTCGAGAAAGCTGATCTGTCCCGACGCGAACTTTTCGAGCCAGGAGGTGGCGGTGGCGGCATCGTCGGCAAAATCGGAGACCGGCCCGGAGATCAACGACCCCATGGATTTCTTGAGGTTGTCGATGGACGCGGCCATGCCGTCGATCTTTTCGCCCTGGCTTTTAACGCCGACTCCGACACGCGAGATGATCTCGTCTCCGGCCTCCATCGTCGCATTCAAAAACGCCTGCTTCTTCTCGGCGTCGGTGAGCGATTCAGCCGTCTTTCCAACGGCCTCGGCATAATTTTTGTTGGCCTTTTCGACATCGACGATAATCCCGAGGTTGTCGAGGATCATGCGCGACTGACGACCGACGGCCAGGGCAATGTCGGCAAAACTCTTGGCTGTGGAGTCGCCGGTGATCCGCGAGGAGGCCCGGGCGATTTCCATCAGTTTGGGGAGGGTCTTCCCCTCGATCCCGAGAAGCATGGCCGTCCCGGCGCTTTCCATCAATTGCTGGGTCGAGAGGGTGCCGGCGCTGATCCGCTTGAGGTCGCTGACGATCTTGTCCGCCGACTGGCCGTAACTGGCGGCGAGGTTGGCGAAGCCGACCCCCTGCGCCTGGTAGGCGGCGGCTTCGGTGGCCAGGGTGATCGCCTTGCCGGTGACGGCCCAGGCGGCGGCAACGGCGGCGGTGACCCCGAGCCAGTGCTGTTTGAAATTCTGCAGCAACCCGATCCGCTTGCCGTGCTGCTCTTCGTCGATGCGGCCCATGACCTGGGCATGCGCCCGCTGCGCCCGCTCGAGCTCGCCGGAGGTGGCCAGTCCGCTGGTCTTGATGCGCTGATAAGCTTTTTCGGCGGCGGCCCGCTGGTTGTCGAAGGAGAGCGCCGATTTCATTCCGAGCTGGGAGAATTCGCGCTCGAGGAGGCTGGCGGCCTGAGTGCCGCTGATCTGCAGCTTACGGATGGCGGCTTCGGCGCCTGCCGTGTTGCCGCCGATAATGATCTTAATGTCCTTGGCCATGGGGCAGTCCCTTTCAGGGGGTGGGCGCTTGGGTCTTGAGCAGATCTTCGGTGCAGGCCAGCAGGACCAGATCATCGAGATCGGCGCCGGCCAGGGTGAGGATCGTCCCGGCATCGACGAGACCGGCCAGACGCAGGATCAATCCCCGCAGGTGCATAATGCGCTGGCTCTCCGGCTCGAGCGGGGGAATCGCGCAACCGGTCGCCGTCTGGCAGTCGGGGGTGAGGCCATCCACCTGCTGGGCATCCCGGCAAACGTCGCAGGAGACGCCGGGGGAGTCGAGACGCGCCCGCAGGTGGTCGGTCAGTTTTTTTCGAGGCCAGGGCGCAGCGAGGTGGCGGCGACGATGACGGCGGTACGGAACTCGGCGGAGCCGATCATGAGGAGATCGCTGTTCTCGGGCGTAAAGGGGAGCGGCTCGCCTCCATCGACAAGCCCCGACCAACCGCGCAACGCGACGCGCCCATAGGCGGCGTTGTAGGCGTCATCTTTGGAGAGGCCTTCGGCGAGCAGTCTTTTTGCGACGGCCTGGACCTCGGCCATCTCTTCGCGGCCGCAAAAAAGGACCTCGGCGGTTTCTTCGGGCCCGCCGAAGGGGAAGACGGTGCGGAGGCGGTCCTGCGGTTTTTTGCGCAACAGGGAGATATCCATAACATCCTCATCGGTCAGAGAGAACCCCCCGGGCCTGCGGCCAAGGGGGGTGTGGGTTTAGGCCAGCGGATCGGTGGCACGCTGATTGGTGCCGCTGATCCGGAAGGGCTTAACGATGCCGGTCATGCCGGCGGGAGCGACGGCCACCGAGTGGCAGGTGAACTCCACAGGCTCGGAGATGTTGCCGCTGGCGTCGACGACATCGACGGTCTTCATCTGCAGGTGCGGAAACTCGATCTTGAAGAGGCGGGGAATCGCTCCTTCGATGAGGGCGCCGGTGAAGACGATGTCCGCCTTCTTGCGGGTGTCGGTGCCGAGCTCTTCGAGGCTCACCTTGCCGGTGTGGTAGGGGAACCCGAATTTGAGGGAGACCTCGGGCATGCCGTCGTTGACCGGCTCGTCAATGACGTCCTGCGGGGTGACGCCGCCGGTGGTGAGGCGTCCACTGGCCAGCGTGGTCATTTTGCGGCTGGCGGTGAGCTCGAAGGAGTTGGGGTAGACGAGGGCACCCGCGGCCAGGGCGATGTCGTCCTGGTCGTTCATGCGGAAGGCGCCCTGGGCAAAGTGGAGGCGGTGGGCGGTCTCGACGAGGGTGACGTTGTTGAAGGTGGTGTCGGTGTTGACACCGTCATAGACGGCGTGATCGCCGAGGGTGCCGACGACGAGCTGCAGCGGCTTGCCGCGCTCACCCTTGAGGGAGATGGAGACGACCTTGAGGGAGCGGACTTCTTCGACGTAGTTTTTCCAGTGCCGAACGAACGTGGCGAAGAGGCCGTCGCTGTTGTCGGCGAGATCCATGACGTAGTCGTAGCTGGTGGTGCCGGCGGCGTGGAGGGCGGGGACTCCGGCGGATCCGGTGAAAAGAGCCAGGAGGAGGTCGCAGCCGTCGTACCGGAGATAGCCGGGGAGATCGCCGGAGAGGGAGATCTGCCCGGGGGTGCCGTCGGCGGAAAAATAGAGACCCTGGCTGTCGTCGACTTCGATGGGGGCATCGCGACGCAGGCCGGTGGGGAGGAGGAGAAGCCCGTCGTTTGCTCCGGCGGCGACGGCGGTCCCCCAGGTGGTGCCCTTCTTGAGGGCGTACTTCATTTCGACTCCGGCGACTCCGGACATGGTTATTTCCTCCTCTGTTTTTTGGTGACGGGGGATTCAGACCCGGTGACGGGCGACGGGTGACGGGTGAACAGCTCTTCGGCAAACTGGTGGTCTTCGATGGTGTAGGTCTGGCCGGCGATGATGGCGCCGTGGATCGGGTGGACTCCGGCGGTGATTTTGGCGGTGACGGTGATTTTCATTGGGTGGCCTTTCCGACCGCGGCGTCTTTGTCTTTGCTGCCGCGGGAGCTGCCGAACTCGAACTGGTGGGCGTCGCGCAGACCGAGCCCGAAGAAGCCGGCGACGGTGGAGACGATGCCGCGGATCTCCCCGGCGTCGACAGCCTCGCGGATCAGCCAGAGCATGACCAGGCAGGCGACGAGACCGACGACGTCGCCGACGATCATCCAGTTGGCGCGGTTGTTCTGGTGACCGGCTTTTTGCAGCTCGGTATCGCGCTTGCGGGCGTCCTGCCGGTCGGCAAGGTAGGCCTTATCGAGATCGGCGCTGATGCCGACCAGCTTTTCCTTGTGCTCGAGCTGGGCTGTTTGCAGCGCGACCCACTGCTCGGGACTGGCCCCCTGAACGGCAGCGGTCAGAGCGGTCGGATCGGACGGATCGACACCGAAGATGCCGCCGATGAGCGCGGCGGCCAGCCCCCCCGAACCGGGGACGATGGCGTTGGCCAACAGCGGCGCGCCTTTGGCGACGGCTTGTTTGAGTGTGCCCCAGATGTCCATGGTCTCAGGCCCTCCCGGTACGCTGACGCCAATCGGCCAGCTCGAAGTGGGGAAAATCGTTAAAGCGGTTGTCGGAGAGCTGCGTGTCCCGGTCCCAGTCGCCGCCCCATACGAGCTTGACCCCGAGGGCTTCGGCCTGCTTCATGACATGCCCGGCAAAATAGGCCATGCGGGTCAGGTCCTGCCAGTCGATGGGATAGGGGACGACATCGACGGCGAGGGCCTCGGGGAAGTTGTGCGCCGACTCGCCGAAGTGGGCCTTGCTCTTGCCCTCATTGAAGGCTTTTTCTTGCTCGGCCTCGCTGCGCCGCCCGCAGATGACGGTACAGTCGAAGGTCTTGACGACTTCGATCATGACCGCCTGCAGGGCCGGGTGGCAGGTCAGGAGGATGCTTTTTGATTTGGCGGAGAACTCAGGCATGAAACGCCTCCTTTTTCTGCACCCGGGTCTCTGCGGTCTGGAGACAGGTGTCGGTGTTGCGCCAGCAGTTGCACGGGTAGCATCCGCCGCGGCCGGGGCGCTGATCCTGGCACTCGGTAACGCAGCAGAGGGGGATGTTTTTGGCGTTGCACAGGCAGGGATCGGCCATGGTCAGCTCCCTTTCACGATCCAGACGGTGACGCCGGAGATGATCCCCCCGGCGCAGCCGCTGCTGGCGGTGAGGACGATCCAGCCGATACGGGTCATGGCCTTGCCGGGGGCCATCTCGAGGACGCGGATTCGGCCGAAGACTTCGGTGATGTCGCGCTCGTTGCGGGAGATGTCCTCGTGCAGGTGGCGGATGTCGGCGAGGGCTTCGCTAATTTTTCCGAGGACGCGATTGGTCCCTTCGAGGGCGATCTGAAAACCGGCGATGGCCTGCGCGTGGCCCTTGGTGCGTTCGTCGATGGCGGAGAGTTTTCCGTCGCGGCTGCAGGGTTCTCCCATGGTCTACTGCTCCCCGTAGAGTGTGACGTAGTGGATGGCGAGATCGACCTGGACAAACCCGAGAAAGCCCTGGTCTCCGGCGTCTTCGATGGCGGAGCTGCTGCTGATGCTGCTGCCGTGCCCTTCGGTGAGCCCGCCGAGGAGGCGGTCGCTCTTGAGGGCCCGCAGGATGTCGATGCGCAGGAGCTCGCCCTGGTCGCCGCGCTCGGTGTCGCTGATAATCCCTTCGATGCGGACGGGGAGGGTGTGGTTTTCTTCGCCGTTGGAGGGGGGCGGATCGCCGTCGAGGGAGTCGGTGACGTCGCCGGGGTAGTAGATGATGCAGGGCTTGTCCGCCGGGGCGGTCTGGTATTCGAGGTTTTTGTGGACGTGCAGTCCGCCGTCGGTCTGGTAGCTGTTAAAAACCCGGATGGTGCCGAGGAGGGCGGCGAGGGCGGCGAGGATGTCGTCGTAGCGGCTCATGCTTTCACCAGGAAAATCTGCGTGAGGCCGAGGTCGGTTTGCGGATCACCGAAGGTTTTGTAGGTGAGGCCGGACTTGGTGCGGGTGTAGGTGTGGCTCTTGTCGTAGGCGGCGACGGTGGCGACCGGGAAGGAGACGGCGGGGCGGTAAACGACGACCCCGGCCTCATAGGGTGAGGCGGTTTCGACGTTTTCGGCAAAAATGCCGTTGACTGTGGCAACGGTGGCCCCGGCAAGTTTGACGGTGAAGGGCTCGGCCCAGTCGGCGAAGATGGTGCCGAGGTCGGCGTCGAGTTGGTCGATAAGGGACATGGTGTCTCCGGTTAAGGGCTCGGGCGCTCCAGGAAGGGGAGGAGGATCAAACCTCCTCCCCTATGTTGCAGGGTCCGATCAGGCGTTGAGTTTGACCATCACCACGGAGGCGGCTCCGGCGGCGGCGGCGAAGGCGTACCCGGCCAGGGTTTGGGCGGCGTCGGTTTTGTCGAGTTCGCCGCTGGTGGCGTCGCAGTAGAGCAGATCGCCCTGAGCGACAACGAGGGCGGCTTCTTTGGGAACTTCGAAGACACCTTCCATGGCGACGGCTCCGGAGGCGCCGTCGGCGATGTCGACGGAGGCGACGCCGACGCGGAGACCGATCACGACCAGATCGCCGGAGGCAACGGCGGTGCCGGTGCCGTTGGTCCAGGTGATGCGCTTACCTTCCTGGATATAATTCTTCATGTTGCTTCTCCTTCAAAAGGGGGAAACTGGGGCGCCGGTCGGGCGCCCCAGGGTTCACTGCCTAGAGCCCGGGGTTTTTGACCAGGCCGCGGAAATCGACGGCCTTGGCTGCGGCGTCGATGCGGGTCTTGAACTCGACCCCGTCGGTGGTCCACCCTTCGCGGGTTTCGAGGTAGGGGGTGCGGTTGCCGTTGAGGAAATAGACGACGACGGTCTTGCCCTTGGGCCCGGCCAGATACCAGGCGGTGGCGCTGTCGTCCTTGAGGCGCGATTCGCCGATGACGGCGATCTGCCCCTGGTAGGGATTGATAACCCCGGGGGCGGCCTGGGTGCCGACGACGGCACCGTTGATCACCTGGGTGGCGAGGATGCGCTTGTTGGAGGGCGCGAGGAGAAACTGGGGGCGGATGTTGAGACGGCTTTTGCCGCTGACATCCTTCTGGCTGACCATGAAATCTTCGGCCAGGGCCAGGGTGTCGACGGTGATCGCCGCGGCGACGGCGAGGTTGGCATGGGTGGCATGGAAGAGGGCCACACCGTCGCCCATGTTGGCGTTGGCGACCAGGACGGCGTAGGGGAGGTCGCCGACCTTGCGGGCAGCGGCCTCACCGCGGCGGATGAAGGCGTCGGTGATGGCGCCGAGATCGTCGTTGATGATCGCCTGCCGGCTGATCTTGTTGAGCTTGCCGAAGGTGGTGAGCTTGACCTGCTCGGAGGTTTCGGCGAGCTTGCCGTATTTGTACTCGTCGTCCTCGCCGACTTCGTCGAGATCGTCGGTTTCACCGGCACGAGCCAGGGTGTGGATATTGAAATCGGAGAGGCTGCCGATGCCGCACCACTGTTCCCAGGTCTCCATCGCACCTTCCCACCCGGCCAGCAGCGAGAGGTTGGCGGTGTTGCCGAGAAGAATCGGGAAGTCGGAGGTGGTCAGGGCGCGACCGACCATCTGCATAACATCCCCACCCACGGGCTGACCGGCAACCCGCAGGGACTCGCGGGCAATTTCGCGCAGGGAGAACCCGCGCAGGTCGGTGGCGCCGGGGGCGGGTTTTTCGAGGGAGCGCCCGGCGCGCAGGAGGAGGGAATCCTGTGCGGCGCTGCGGAATTTGTCGCGCTCGTCGGCGACGACGGTGGCGCGAAAGCCGGGGGAGGCCGGGGTGGAGGACGTGATGTGATCGAAGGCCGCGGCGCGGACTTCTTCGACGGATTTCCCGGCGACGATCATCTCGTTGATCTTGGTCTCGTCGAGACCGGCGCGACCGGCGATGGCGCGGATCTCGATCATGCGCTCCTGCTCGGCGCGGACGGCGGTGCGCACGGCGGTGTCGAGGGTGGGGGCGTCGGCGGGTGCGCCGGGAACGGCGGTCTCTTCGCTGCGCACATTGAGGGTTTCGAGGTGGCGCCAGGCCTCCTCTTCGGTGGCGTCTTTGGCGAGGCCACGGCTCTCCAGAAATGCTCTGAGCTTCTCATCCATGTTCTGTTGCTCCTTGTGGGGGGAAGGGGCGGCCGTGGCCGCCCGTGCTTTGGCGAATTCGTCGGCGCCGATGGGACAGGTGGAGTTTTCCATGGGCGCCCACTGACGGACGACCTTGACCGGACCGGTAAAGGTGCGGCCGTCGATTGCAGCTGTCTGCCCTTCGGGCACGTAAATGCAATCCTTGTTGGCGTAGCGGTAGCCGACGGAGTAGTCGGTGAGGTGTCCTTCTCTCATCTTGAGATAGGGCCCTTCGGCTTCGGGTGCGGAGGAATAGACGGCGCGGCCGAGGAGCTGATCGCCTTCGACGCGCAGATCGCGGGTCGAGCCAATGACCGACGAGGTGTTCCACCGCTGATGCGTATCGAGCAGGGGGATCTGCCGCGAGTCAGGGAGCTGGCAGCCGCTCATCAGCAAAATCTCAGGGACCATCTCCCACCGGTCCCAGTCGAAGACGAGGACGGGGGCTTCGGTGGAAACAACGACTTCGACGGAGCGGGTGGCTTCGTCGAGGGTGGCCGGGCCGCCCTGATCGCCGGCCGCCCGTTTGAGGGGGATGGCGCGGTAGGAGAGACTTTTGTCAATGCCGTTGTCGGCGAGGGCGGGTTGGCCGGCGGCTTTTCTCTTCGGCATGGGCTTAGTCCTCCATGAGCAGAATGGCGCGGTCGGCGGCATCCTGGGCAAGGTTGCGGGCGCGAGCGGTGCGGTCGTCTTCGTTGGCACCGATCGCGGCGGGGTTGTTGGCCAGGGCGGTGCTGGCGCTTTCGAAGATCAGGCCGCGCTCGGCGGCCATGTCTTGAAATTCCTGAATCTCGTCAAGGACTTCTTCGATGTCGCGGCCGCGCTTGGCAGCGATCTCCTGCGGGCTCCGGAGACCGGCGGAGATGTCGTCGCGGTTGGCCTTGGCCTCACGCAGCGGATCGATGGGCTCCATGCCGGGGGAAATGTAGGAGGCGCGAAAGTATTGGCGGGGGTTTTGGAAGTAGCCGGGGAGATCGAGCTTGCCGGAGAACACGGCCTGATCGATGGCTTCGCGAATGGCCGGGGCGGTGAACTGGCGCACGAGGCGGTTTTGCCGGGGGGCGAACATCTTGAGCATGTCCTGGCGTTCGCCGCGCAGCGAGGTGAAGTTGTAGCCGCCGTGGTTGCCGGAGAGTAGGCTGTAGGGGGTGTCGGTGGCGATGGAGAGCATCTGCAGCACGAACTTGGTGAAGGGGTCGAAGGTGCCGCCGACGCTGTTGTTTGTGGGGAAATGGACCTCTTCGCCGGGACGCAGATAATCGATGATGGCGTTTTCGAGGGACTCGATGCGCTTGCGGCCGCCGTTTTCGTCGGTGAGGTCTTCGGCTTCGCGGTTGGACTGCCAGGCTTCGGGATCTTCGGTGGTGACGAGGGCCAGGTACTTGGCTGCGAGCTTGGCGGTGTCGATGGTGGCGTCGAGAAAGTCGTTGAGATCGTGGGCGATCATGACGGCGGTCACGATGGGGGAGACGCCGGCGAGTTGCCCGGGGCGCTGGGTCTCGAACCCGGAGAGAACGTATTCGGCGGCGACGCGCTGCGGCTTGCCCCATCCCCAGGGGTCGGCGAAGTGGTAGGCATGAATGCGGCCGGTGACGGGATCGTACTCGCGCCCCTGCTCGAGCAGGTTCTTGCCCTGGACGACGGCGTGCAGATCGGTGAGCCAGTCGACCTCGTAGGCCTGCAGCGCAAAAGGGATGTAGCGCTTGCGGTCTTTGACGGCGGTCTTGACAAAGAGGAACTCGCCGTCTTCGACTTCTTTACGGGCGGCGAGGCGCTCCATGTCGGCGAAGTGCAGGCGTCCGGAGGCGTCGGCTTCGTCCATCCACCAGGAGACGGCGTCTTCGATCTTCTGGCAGGTGACGCGGTCGAATTTCTTTTCGGTGGTGGAGCCGGTTGCCCATTTGGGATTGAGGACGCGGCTCTGGAAGTTGGTGCCGGTGCCGACGGTGTAGTCGACGAGGATCTTGACGGCGCGGGCGAAGTAGGGAAAGTCGCGGATCAGCTGCCGAATGCGGGTGCGCAGCATGGGCGAGCTGGTGCGGATCAGATCGTTGACGTTCTGGTTGGTAGGAATCCAGTCGCCGGAGAGGCGGGAGACTTTGGCTGCGGCGTACTGGCGCTGGCCACGCCCGGCGCTGGCGGCGGAGCGTCCGGCGGCCTGGCGGTTGGCGGTGCGTTTTGCTGCGCGAAGATCGGCAAAGGTCGGCATCAACCGCGCCCCCCCTGTTTGGCATAGGTGCGGCCGTAAGATTTGCCACTGGCGGAGGATTTCTGAGACTGGAGCTCGCGGAGGGTTTCGCGGATTTTGGGAATGTCGGAACGGCGGACGAGGATGCGCTTGCCGCCGGTGTCGATGGTGTATTCTTCTGCGGAGGCGAGCGCGATCAGCGCGTCTTCATAGGCACTGATTGCGGCTTCGAGCTTGTCGGCACTGATGAGCATGGGCACCCCTTAGAATGATTGCCGTCATTCTAAGGGGTGCTTTTGGGGTTTTTGGCGGAGGCGGGGCTTTGCTGGCATTTGCGGGAATATGGGGGAATTTGTGGAGGGTTGGGGTTGACAGGGTCTTGGTGTGAATCACAACATCTAGGGTACAACATGGAGACGACACCCCTAGATGTTGTGATTTTTGGTTATTCCTCGATGAATGTCCGGATACTGGCCAGCTTCGTCTGGAGCCCTAAAAACTCAACTCCCCGCATACTCCGCCGACCAGGCGTCAATTTTGGACCTCGATCCGACCCAGTAGCCGTTCTCGCCGGCCTTCTTGATCGGCAACCCGAGCTCGCGGTGCCACTTGAGGGCGGTAGCCTCGCTGATGCCGTGGAGAAACTGGCAGATCGCTTTCATGCCGACCAGCAGATCGGCGGCGCCTTTGTTCATCTCACCACCTCGACCGTTTTGATTTGCTCGACTGCTCACGCTTGACCTCCTTGATTTTATGGTTCGCTTTTTTGTCGGCAACGGCTTCGACGACCTGACGTTTCAGGGCCTCGGAGAGTCGTTCATAATTGGGATTGAGAATCTGCCGGACGGCCATGTTGCCGACACGCACGTCGAGGGCCTCGTTGCGCAAGAAACCTTCCCGCAGGGCCCAGACGGTTTCGAGCTTGCCGGTCTTGCGGTTTTTCTCTTTTTTGGGCCGCTCGGCGCAGAGCATGCGGAAATACTCGAAATCGTAACCGCCGCTGGTCTGGGGCCAGTGGCAGCAGCGGGGGCCGGGCTCGGTGACGGTGAGCCAGGACATGAGGAGGTCTTTGCCGGTATCGACGCCGAGCTGGTAAAAGGGGACTTTGTATTTTTTGGTCTTGCTCGGCTTGCGCGGCATGAGCGGCAGACCGCGGAGGTGGCTGCCGATGTGGGCGAGGTAGCGCCGGGAGCGTTTGACGAAGAGGCTGGCCATATCGGTGCGATAGTTGATGTCGACGCCGAGGCGCAGGATGGGGAGATCGGCGCCGGACTCGTGGCGGTAGGTGGTCTCCTGTGCCCAGTCGTGGAGCTGGTCCCAGACGTCGGCCTTGCTGGTGTCGCCGTGGAAGACTTTGTACTCGATCCCCCAGCACTGGTGTCCTTCGCCCCAGGCGACGGCTTCGGCCTCGATGCGGCTGAGCTGGACGTCGGCGTCGGCCGTGACGACGCAGGCGGCCATGGGGATTTGCCAGTCGGCGCCGTCGGGGCCGTAGTCGCAGCGGCGGCCGTAGAGTTCCTTTTCGCCGGTGAGTTCGCCTTCGGTGTCTTCGGGGACGGGGAGGCCGAGGCAGTCGTTGTAGTAATACTGCAGGTTGGCCTGGCTGGGTTCGACGAGGGTCATGAGGTAGGCCCCGGCGATTTTGTGGAAGGGGACAAACCGCGAGATGAGCGGCGGGATGTGGGCCCAGACGCGGGAGGCTTTGCCTATGGGGACGCCTCCGGGGCGGGGGCGCCAGCCGTACCAGACCTCGGGAGCGCCGTCCTTGGGGGCGGGGTCGTGGAGGGCGGCGGCGGTGCGGACGGCTTCGTCGCGATCTTCTTCGTCCCATGGCGTGTTGCAGCAGGGGCAGAGATACCAGGCGCTGCCTTTGTCGGCGAGGAGGGCCGGGTCGACGATGCCTTCGGCCCATTGGATGTTTCCGGCGTCCAGGAGGTGGGCCTCTTTGCAGTGGGGACAGACGGGCCAGAAGTCGATGAGGACCTGGGCTTGAGTGCGCAGGGTCCAGATGCGGCCGGATTCGACGGAGGCGGTGCAGGCGGCGATGATTTTGTAGCTGTCTTCGTAGGCCCGGAAGCGGGCGACGAACTTGCGCCAGGCGGTGTCGGGCCAGAGGTCGACTTCGTCGGCTTTGCCGTAGCGGCACGGCTTGCTGGCGAGGCGCCCTTCGGACTGCGCCCAGGCGAGGTAGGTGACCATGCCGGTGCGCAGCCGGATGCGGCGGTTGCTGATGTCGTCGGGGTTGCCGGTGGTGAGCCGGCGCAGGGAGGGGGTGCCGTGGATCATGGGCGCGAGGCGGTCCTGGATGGTTTCGACGCCGCTGTTGCGGTCTTGCATGACGATCATGGTGGGGCCGGGATCGGTGACGGCATCGTAGCCCCAGGTGGTGTGCATGAAATCGGTTTTGGCGCTCTGGGAGCCGCCGGGGAGATAGAGCTCGCGGAGATGCTCGAGGCTGTAGAGTTCGAGGAGTCCGGTGAGGTAGGGGGTGATCTCGGCGTCATAGGGGCCGGGCATGGAGGAGACTTCAATGTGGCGCTCTCCCTGGGCCCACTGCGCCGCGGATTGCTCGGGGGCGGCGCGGAACACGGCTTTTTCGCCGGGGAGCAGCCGGAATTTGCGCGGCGGCGGGGCGGGGAGCCAGGTGTAGTCTTCTTTGTGGGCGGGGAGGGTCATTTAGGCTACCAGGTCAAGGGGGGAGCGGATCCCGGCGCCGAGGGTGCCGACGTGGGTGTAGATCTGCGTGGTACGCACGTCGGCATGGCCGAGGAGTTCTTGCAGGGTGCGGATGTCGGTGCCGGCCTCCAGGAGGTGGGTGGCAAAGGAGTGGCGGAAGGTGTGGCACCCGGCGTGCTTGGCGATCCCGGCGCGGCGGATGGCGGCACCGACGGCTTTTTGGAGAGCGCTGGGGTGCAGGTGGTGGCGGCGAAGGGCTCCGGGGACGCCTTCGCGGTTCCACGTGGTGGGAGCGGAGGCGGGAAAGACATACTGCCAGCCCCACTGGTGCGGGGCCTGGGGATACTTGCGGGCGAGAGCTTCGTCCATGCTGGCACCGATGCCGGCGGCGGTGTCGCGGGCGTGGATCTGCCGGACATGCTCGAGGTGCAGCTGCAACGCCAGGACCAGTGAACCGGGGAGGCAGGTGGTGCGGTCCTTGTCGCCTTTGCCGCAGCGGACGGTGAGGGTGCGGCGGTCGAAGTCGATGTCTTTGACACGCAGGTGCAGGACTTCGGAGAGGCGCAGGCCGGAGCCGTAGAGGAGCGAGGCCATGAGCCAGGGTGCGTCTTTAAGTTGGTCGAGGACGAGATTGACCTCCGCCCGGGTGAAGACGGCGGGGAGACGACGGCTGCGTTTGGCGCGGATGGCGTTGATGTCGCCGAGGGGAATGCCGAGCACCTCGCCGTAGAGAAAGACGAGGGCGTTCATGGCCTGGTTCTGGGTGGAGGCGCTGACGCGCCGTTGGGTGGCGAGCCACGAAAGGAAGGCGGTGACCTCAAGGGCGCCGGCTTCGGCCTTGCCCGACCGGAGACGGTCGGCATGGAACGCGATGAAGCGCCGCGCCCAGCCGACGTAGGTTTTTTCTGTGCTGAGCGCGTAGTGCTTGAGGCGGGTTTTTTCCCGGAGGCGGTCGATGATTTCTTGGTTTTTCATGGTGTTGCCCTCCTTTCGTGGTGTGATATGTTGCCGGGGTGGCGGGAGATTAGTGGTTATAGCTGCTACTCTTCGCCGTTGCCCATGCAGTGAATTTCGTACCCGAACGCCTGACACAAAGCGTGTTTTCTGGCG